GTTCTCAATAGATCTTCTCATTTCAGGACTAAGCTTCAAATGTGCACTCTTTGTTGTAATTGTAAGACCTTGTAAGTAAAGACGTTCAATTTGTCTACACAAAGGAGCATCAACCTGCAATCTTTCAATGACATCATTTGAACAAAGATTATTGACATTTATGAACCATTCCTTAACACCTTCAATGTACTTCTCAGCTTCAGAGATAGTTTTTGGATATCCAATGAAATATTCATAAGCATAATCATAAACAAAAGAGATAATCTTTGAAAAACCTTTCCAAGAATTATCAAGTCCTCTCATGAGATTTCCAAGTTTAATGGTTCCAGCAACAAAATCATCAATTTCTGAAGCTTTTGGAATTGTCTTCATAAATAAAGCTCCAACAACAATTGAAACAATTGTAGCAATAGGACCAACAAACTCCTTGTCCAAACCATCATTTGATTGAGCCCGTGCTTTAAATGATCCAAGCAAAACAGGAATAGCAGCACAAACAAGTTTAATTGCTTCTTGAGCATTTGTGACAGGAATATCACAAGTCATCAAGAAGTCAAACAAAACAAGAGAAATCACATTCAAATTCCAATTTGAAGCAAAACAAATTCCAAGTTTTGAAAGAAAAGAAAGAACCTTCTTCAAATTTTCACCTGTGAAGGTATTTTGGGCAATATTCGTGATTTGATCAAGAATTGGTTGAAAATTAATTTCATGTTTGACTGTAAAATCAAAGAAGCCTTGTGCAACAGGTTCATTTTTCCAAGAAACGAAAATTTCTCTCATGATGTTGTTTGCAAGTCGATTTCTTTCAACATTTTTCTCAAATCTCCACCAACATTTATGTTCAGTATTGATCATGTGTTCAATCCGTCCAAAAATCTTCTTGAAATCACGTTGATTAATATCCAAGTGAACCTGTTTCATTCCATCAGGAAAATCAACATTGAAAATCCTAAGATCCTCTGACTTTGGTTTCTTTTCCCATGCAATCAATTTTCCTCTAATGGAAATCAAATTAAGAATTGAACAATCATGAAATTCTGTAGAGAGAACTTTGCGAACAAGGCGTCTTTTTGCAGCATTATCACCAGTCTTCCACCAAATCTCAAACTGACCAAAATTCCAATGTTTTGAACAGTTGTTGCATTGAGCTTCAATATTCTTATTGGCTTGAGTCAAATCAGAAAGATAAATGAAGGCAGAATAATCAAACCAAGATCCATCCTTGTGAACAATTTCACAGTGTTCAATTGCCTTTTCCATAGTCTTAAATTGAATAGCACACATGCCACAATAGACAGGTTTAAGATAAACACAATCAGCATGATTTTGAAGATTCTCATTGCAAAAGCAACGAATGGGTGTTTTTCCAATGCAACCATTGTAAATGGTATGGTTGCGATATGCAAGTTTTGAATGAAAGATCTTATTACATTCCTTGCATTGTACATCATTAGTACACATTTTCATCATTTTTCCATTAATGAAACAATCATAAGTGCAATACATTTTAGAAAGAGCCATTGTAGTTGAGTTTTATTGTAAACTTTGTAATAACTTCGAAATGAGCGCTTTATTTATATTCTTAGATTGTAACCATAAATAAAATTAAAATTGTAAAATGGTAGCAGTTTATGATAGTATGTAAACTTGCTTCCAGAAAAACACGGAAACTAACGCTTTCCAACGTCATAAAATGTTATTGTGCTACTACAGAAACATATATGTTTAAAACTGTTTTGATAATTTCACTTGCCCACATCATGCTGAAGTTGAATACAGTATAGCTAAATAATAATCCCGCTCTTTTGGAGATGTGGACGAATTACTAGTTCGCTACCCACATTTTTGTCCGGTTATCAAATAGCACTGCATCAAAATCTCGGATAGGTACGTAAAATTGTAGCAATGTTAGTAATATTTTTATACATCTTAAACAAATTTATCAAAAATGAATAAGACCCCGTTCTAAAACGAGTATTTTTATTTTATTTTATAAAAGAAGCCCAAATTAAGGTTGAATTAAAATAATGTTAATGCAATTTAGTACTAAGGGGCTTTTCACATACTAAAAACAATACAAAATTTTCCTTAACACATAAATTCCTCTTGTAAACTGTTAAGGGCTTATCTACAAGATTCATAACAAATTATCTGTAAGGTCTTAAGACATTACATCTAAATAAAAGTTTTGTGACTCACGTGCATACAACCGTCTAAGTTTCGCTATCTTAGAAGCGCTAGCCTTTTCGCAGCTATGTCGCGTCAAAATTAGGTGTAAGGTTTTAAGGCC